CAACATCAACCTTCTCGGTATCCCATTCGTACTTCTGGACACCGTAGCGGTCATAGACGTGAAGGTGATCCTGTAGCGGCACCTGGTATTCCAGGGTGGCGGCGGCCTCGCGCAGCATCTGGGCGACATAGACGCTATCGCGCGGATTGCGGGGGATATCGACGGTCAGGACGAACTGTTTCATGGCTGACTTCCTGGGTTAGGTGGATACCATTCGGCGGCCGCCTTGGCGCCGATGCCGGCCGGTGCCAGGCCCGCGAGGCCGTACTTCTTCATAATGTCGATGATGCCGGGGTTGAAGACGACGTAGTTGCTGGAACCGGTACCGGCGCCGCGCGATCCCTGATCGAGATACTTGATGCCGGGAATGCCGGCTTCATTAAGCGCTGCACTCACGGATGAAGGTTTACCGCCACCTTCCACTAAAAAGCGGCCCGGCATCTTCAAGTGGTTTTGCACCATCGACCAGAGCTGTTCCTCTTGCTGCGGAGTTCTGGCCGCATGGTAACGTTCATAGGCTTCAGCTCTGGCAGGGTCCAAGAGTTTAGACGGCAGTTTGCCAGCGATCGCCTGCTCACCTAGCGGCTTATCCCAATCCAGCATGTGCGCCGGGTCGGCGTTGATGTTGACCTCGTAGGTGCGCGGGCCGACCGGTTTGCCGGATGTCAATAGCTCATGCTGGCGCTGCAAATCGGCCTGACGCTGCGCCACGGTCGCCGCATCGAGATATTTAGAGGGCTCGGTGACATACCGATCCTTGGCTTCCTGTGTCAGCCGAGCGGCGGCCTCGCGATCAAAGCCTGACATCTGCAACCTGCGTGCCGCTGCCTCTTCCTCCCCCTTAAACCGACGCATAAACTGGTTCCAATACTGTCCGCCTTGGCCACTCACCGCCGGATTTTCGGCGAAATACAGCCCATGGCCGTAAACCTGCGCACCCTCACCAGTGCCGATCTTGGCAAGGTCGAACTTATCGAAGTCGTGCGGGCTGGAGTGATAGGCCCGGATTGGACCAGCGCCTAACACCGCCTCGCCAGGAGCTGCCTTAACACCAGCCATGGCGCCGGTGCCCATCGTCGTTAGCGCCGCCTCGACCGCCGGACCCGGATCATAGGGGCCTTCGGTGCGCATCTGCTCGGATGCCTGAAACGCGCGCTGCGGCAAGGTAGCCAGTGAGGACAACCCTTCTTCAATGGTCCGCCGCGGCAGGCTGAGATAGCGTTTCAATGTATCAAGCGGGGTGAAGTCCTCACTTGCCGGCACTGGTCGGCCGTGGCTTTTCGCGGGCGATCTGCAGTTTGGTGGCGATGTCGTGGGCCTGCAGGGCGCGATCCTGGACCCGGTGGAAGCCCTCGAAATGGCGATCAGCCATCTTCTCAGTGCTGGCGGCGAAGCGTTCGCGGTTCTTGATGGCGTGGTCGGCCATCTGCTGCAGCGGCGTCAGGACATTATCCCTAAGATCCATCGATCGCGCTGACGCCCGCTTATGCTCGGCGGTCGCGCTCTTCTCCTCGATCTCGGCCATCTGTTGCGCAATGTCGAGCTGATCCTTCGGCGGTGGCGGGTGACCGGACGGCATGCCTTCGGTCTGCGCCTTGGCGACATTGAGCACCGCCTTGGACTGGGCGTTGCCGGCCTCGGCATTCAACTTCGCAGCTTCCGCCTGGGTCTTGGCGATGGTGGCCTGCTGCGCCGCCTGCTTGACCGGATCCGGCTGCGACAGCATCGCGATCAGCTTTTTCTTTTCCGAGATCGGCAGTCCCGAAGCCTGGATGATCACGGCTGGCGGTACTGGAACATTGTTCTGCGACAGCCCCATCAACAGTTCGAAAATGTCGCCCATCACGGTCTCAGAGTCGCGACCCTCGTCGATCTTGATCTCGACATCGATATTGCCGAGCATGTTGACCAATTGCGGCAGGCCATATTCATCGAGCTGCATACCGTTGATCTGCATGAACTGCGCCGCGCCCTCGTCATCGGTGACCCGGAGCATGCGTTCCGCGGTCCAGTGGGTCTGCGCTGCCACCCAGGCCATCCGGTAGCGTTCCAGCTTCCAGACCCGGAAATTCTTCAGGAATGGCCCGAGTTCAGCCAATCCGGCTTGTTGCAGCATGTTGGCGGCGCGGCCCGAGACGTTCTGTCCGAACTCCTGGATGAGCTGCTGGTTGGGTCCGAAAGAGTCGATTTCGTTCTTGGCGTCCTCGTAGTATTTGGTTTGCTGCAGGAATTCGCTTTCCGGCTGAATGATCTCCAGATTGCTTTTGTCACCGCGATACACCAGCGTGCCGTCTGGTCGAGCTGCTTCGCGACGGGTGACCTCGATATCATCGACCGATCCTTCCTGGATCTTGATCTGCCGCGTGTTCATAATGTGGATGGCTTTGGAACGGTGCTGGTTCATCGCGTCCTGGGGACCGCGCAGCCGCCGGATAAAGCCGTAATGATCACCGTCGATATCGATCATGTTGGCGAAGGCATTGTATTTCGAGATCGACATGCCGCGTTCGTTGCGGAACGGGCTGTCACCGGACATGATCTCGACATTGCCGGTGTGAAGACACCACCGCCACGTGCCTCCCCGTTTGTACCAGTGATCGATCAGGCGAATACGTTTGCGGCTATCGATCCAGAGATTTTCCCGATCGCTGTCAAACGCGGTCCAGTACGAACCGTCACTGTCCATCGCGTCTTTAACGGTCTCGGACGCGCCTGGCTTTAAGACATCCAACTCGTCGATGTCGGCCCATTTGTAGACGCCATGAAAGCGGACGTCCTGGAAGTTGGACCGCATACTGCGCGGGTCGTAGAAGAACGTCTTGGGATCCACATAGGAAAAACGGAGGTCGGGGTCCCCTTTATCGCCGGTCCCAAGTACGAGTTCATCAACGCCAAAGCCGTGAATAAGAGCGTCGCGGCAGCACTCGACTTCAAGGTCTTCAGCAAACGAGGCGTCATTGATAGTCCTGATTACTTGGGTGGCGACTTCCGCCCCTTGCTCGCCTTTCGGCGTATTGGGGTAGGCTTTCGGGTCGGTTCTTAACCGTCGTATAGTACCGCTCAAACTGTCAATTTTGCGCCCGGTGCGGTCAAAGGTGATCGCCGGCTGATGCCGTTTACGCAAGATCCGCAACTGATCCGGGGTCCACTGGTCGATATGGTAATAGCGCCAGGAATTGCGCTGCTCATCGATCTCGCGGGCCTTGATCGACGCATAATCCTCGAACTCGCGGCGGCGCACCGTCAGCTTCGGCGCCTTGTCAGCATCATAGGTATCGACGTCGATCCGTTCCGCCTCAAGGGTGATCATCTAGTCGTACCAATCGCTCGGCATGAACAGTGTCGGTGGCAGCACATCACGAAGCACAAACAGGATAAGCGGAAACGCGATAAACCCCGCTATAAATCCCAATAATATCCATAAAGCTGTGATCATTTCAGTCCTGACCATCTCTCATCAAAGGTCAACGGCCGGTTCATGGCCTGGATATCAGCGAGAAACTTGGCGACTTCGGCTTCCGGTAGCGGCGCGATCTGGTTGCCACCGAGTAGGCGTCCCAGTTTTGACAACGGCTGAATGTTTGGTGGCGCCATCTGCCAGGCCTGGGTCAGATCCGGCGGCTGCATGGTATCGCGGGCAAAGGTGACATCGGCAGGCTCGGCGATCCGGTTCTCGATACGACGCGCGACGGCAGGACGGGGCTGGCTGAAATAGTAATCTTTCGAGCGCGCCCGGTCCCGTTCGCTCATAGCGTCATCGCATCTATGGTTTTGATCTTGCGGTCGCTCTTGTAATCGTCCTTGGGCAGCCGCGGAACGGCTACCGTTCCAGCGCGGCCCTTGACCATGATGTCGAGCAACTGCCCGACGAGGCCCAGTGCGTCGCACTGGTCATCATGTTTGGAAGCCGGAAAGGTCAATAGCTCCGAGACGAAGTCGGCGGCCCATGGCGCCTGCTTCGGAAAATACAACCCATCTAGCGCCATGCGGCCCTGAATGGAGCGGGCGCGCACCGATTTATCGCCGCGGGTCGGGAATGGGGTGCGGTTGACATAGACCCGGCGCTGCCGCATCTGGCGATCCAGAAACGGCCCGATGCCGGATTTGATCTGGCCACCCTCTTCCGCCCAGGCCAGCGGCCGGTATTTCTGCACCAAGTCGCAAAAGGCTTCGACCCAGATGTCCGACGCCTTCTGACCGCGCCAAAGATCCAAGAGATAGAGGTTGTTCATGGGGTCAACGCCGACCACGACATGGACGGTAAAGTCGCCACCTTCACCGGTGACGGCGTAGTCAGAGGCGCCGTAGGTCCGCATGGTGTTGAGCGCCGGCAGAATGTCGATCGGCCTTAGCCAATCCTCCTTGAAGAAGTCACCTTCATCCGGCGCCGGTGAGCACATGTAGAGGGCCGACCAAACCCGCGGCGGAGTGGTCTCACGCAGCGCCTTGAGCTGCTCGCCGTAGCCATAGTCGTCATCGGCCCATAGAGGCTCGTCCAAGGTCCTTCCGAGCTGGTCGTCTGACTTGGCAAAAGCCGGTAATGATAAGACGTCCCAGTGTTGGTGGTTAAGACAACGCCCAGCCAAATCATCTTCATGCCACCTGGTATTAGAGCACCATAGCCCATTTGCCTGAAAGCTATGGGTATTTTCGACTGTTAGGTCATAGACGGGTTCTACGCCCCACGGAAGTACGCTCTCGACGATATCAGTATCGAGTTCTGACGTACTCGATGGCACGTTCCAGAATTTCGGTATCTCTAGTTCGCCCGGCAATTCGGTTGCAATCGTTGCATAAGAGGCCGCGCAGTTTTCCCGTCGTATGATTGTGGTCAGGGACGAGATTGGTGATCCAATGCTTGGGCCGGCCAATACTGCCATCGGTTCGGCATATGGCGCAAAGCCAGTCTTGATCGGCGAGCATGTGCTCAAAATCCGCATCATCAATTCCGTAACGCCACTTGCGACGGAGCGCCAATCGATACGGTGCAGTAGCTGATGGAGGCTTAGATCCTGCGCGCCACTTGGCTTTGTTGTAGTGTTTGTTGCACATCCCGCGGCACTTCGCGGGTAACGTACATTCATCGATTGAACAGGTAAGTCCTTTGTATGCGCCGTGCTTTGCGACACGATGCGCATTCCACACCGCAAGTCCCTTGTCCTTACCCACTGCAAATCTCCATCCGATAAAACAAGGAACGGATGCCGCGCATTGGCGCGAACTACCGATCCACTCGTCCTAATCGAATAGGTTTGATCACAACCATTGTCAACCGTCGCGGTTACTTTGCTGTAGATAATCCGGGTCCCATCCCAAGACGCAACGCGCTCGCCGGGCACGATGGCGTCGATCCGCTTCAAACTGCCGTTTGCCATGCTGATCATGGCGTCGCCAGACAGGCACTGGATCAGCACCTGACGTGCACGAGGAATAAGACGAGGCCTAAAGTCATTAATATACCAGTCCCAAATCCGATCGCGAACCAGGAGACTATCAGCATCTTGTCTGGAGCGGATAGGGTCATCGATCAGTCCATACTTGGCGCGAAAGCCGGCGATACCGACATTAGCACCGGCCGCCATGTACTCGCCACCCGCGGTCAAACCCCAACGTCCGGCGGCCTGTTCCTCCGATAATTCGATCTTGAGGATCGAGCTGTTCTCGATCACCAGATTTCTGACCCGGCGGCCCCAGCGTTCCGCCAGTTCGGTGGTGTGCGACGCCGCCAAGAATTGTGCCTTAGGATCCTGGGACAGTACCCAGGATGGGAACAGGATCGAGGCATAGGTCGACTTGGCGCTTCCGGGAGGCATGAAAACCGCCAGCCGGTCGATCTCGCCACGCGCCACCTTTTCCAGATATGCGATCAGCATGCGGTGGTGTCGCGCCGGCAGATAGCCGCAGTGCTCGGCCCAGGCGGCAAGCGAAGAACGGATCTGCTTGCGGCGGAGAACCTCCGCGGCGGCCTTGTCGGGTGAGAGTTGCATGGGGTTTCCTAGACCGGGCTGGGCCGGTTGGGATCGTTCGGCGGTGGCCGGCCGGCAAACCAGCCGTAATCTGAACGGCTCTTCAATATTTGGAATACCGGCGGCGGCGGCGGCGGCTGCGCTTGGCGCATTGTGACGGGATACCCGGATAGTGCCGTAAAACCCGGCGTTGTCGTCAGGATAAATTCAGCGGAACCGGTACGAATAAAATTAATTGGCTTACCGGACAAAACCAGCGCGCCTGTCGCGGTTGAAACGCGATAGGTGGGGATCGCTCCCGCCGAACGGCCCAAAAGCGTAATTGTACTCTGTGCCGCGATCAGCTTGTGACCGTACTGCAATGGCGTTGTCAGGCCATTCAGCGTCAGCGTTCCGAAACCGGCCGACATATTCCGGATAGTTCGCAGCGTAACTGCCTTACCGGAGGCGGTTAACATTCCAACGATAACCGGCATAACCTTGTTTGGGTCGCTAGACCGAACAAGATTAATGACCTGACCGTTAAGAACAATCGTGCCTAAGCCAGCCGGCATCTTGCGCTTGTACGAAAGCAGGTTGAGCTGCCCCGCAAACGTGATCGTGCCGTTTACCGCAGGCAATTTGTGCCCGTGACGCAGTCCCGCATCCATCCCCGCGAGGCCGATAATGCCGGCGCCCGCAGGCGACCTGCGCGCATATTTAAGAATATTGGCCTGACCGCCGAAAGTGATCGTGCCGTTAACGACAGGGAATTTACGCAGATATCGTAGTGTAGCAATTTGACTGTTAAGCGCGATCGTGCCCAACCCGGCAGACACGACGCTGGACAAGCCGTAGTTCAAACTCGCTGGCCAGCCCGATAGCGCCAGCGTGCTCCGCACTATCGGCATATTATGCGCGGTACGTAGCGCTGAGGGTTGGCCACTCAGCGTAACGACGCCATTAGATCCGACAATGCGGTGGCCGTATTGCAATCCGGCGGTCTGACCGCTCAAGGTCATCACGCCATTGACGGCAGCGGGCATCAAACGGGCAATCCGCGCAGCCACCGCCTGACCGCTCAGCGCGATCGTACTTACCGCCGCCGTGATCGCATAACTGCGTCGGCTGGCTGCCGCCTGTCCGCTCAATGCGAGCGTACTGAGGCCAGCCAGCATATTGTAGTGGTTGACCAGCGTGGATTTGGTCAGGACGACGTCGTAACCGGCCGCGGTAATGGTCGCCTGTCCGGCCAGCATCGTGCGCGTGGCACGAAGGGCTGTGGTTTGTCCAGTAAGCGCAATTGTACCAAACACGGCCGGCATACGGCGACTGACAAACAGCCGCGCCGTCTGTCCGCCAAGCGTAACCGCACCCTGGGCCGGTACCGGAAGATCCCGGACCACGCGTAATGTCGCCGTTTGACCAGCTAACGTGATCGTACCGGTACTGGCCGGCATGACTATCGCTGCCGCCCCTGCCGATCGATAGAGCAGCAGCAGCGTCATACGACGTTCCTAACAGTCGCGGTTACAGCCAGGGACCGAACCCGGCCGACATCGGTTCGACAAAGGTTTTCGCGTCGGTGTTGACGGTGATTGCATCGGTATTGACGTCGGCCTCAACACAGATGCAATAGGGCGCTCCGCTCAGTGTTGCCAGCGAAACACCGCCGAGATTGGTTGCCGGATTCTGCACGCCGATCGCGCCGTTATTCCAGCCGGTGGCATCAGTGACGTTCTTGGCCCAGAACTTTAGATTGTCGAGATCAACCTCGACCGCCCACACCTTGCCGGTAGCGCCGCTCATGGTGCCGAGATTTGTTCCGGCGTTATTGAGGTAGATGTTGGTGGTGGCGCCGCGCGGCCACACCGCCACACTCTTGAGATTGGCACCGACGCCTTGTGTAAATACATGCTCGGCCAGCGAGGCAATTCCGAGGGCCAAATTTTCCGCCGTCGCAGTCGTGTGCTTAACAATCGTAAATTCGACATGAACCTTACCGTTGCTGCGCGGCGCGATCGATCGCACCTGACCGTTGGCACCGCTCGACGTCCCGGTGAGGTTGCCGTTGGACAGCGCCATGGTTGCCGACTTGTCGGCCGGATTGAACGTGGTCGACTTCACGACCAGCGCCTTGCGGCCGATCGCATAGGCGGTCCGCATCTTCGGCGTCAGTCCATCCGCTGCCGTGACCGGCTCCCAGAATACCAGATTGCCCCATTGCGGTGCCCAGCGGCTGTCCGTCATCGCAAACAATTCACCATTTGGCCCGCCAACCATCATGGTATCACCAACCAGGCCGAACCAGGTATCGTACAGCGTGCCAGTATTGTTCATCGGTGCGGCGAAATTGGCGCTATAGACGTTGGTGAAGGCACCGGCGGCATCGAACACTCCCATATTGAAACCGTTCGGCCCGAAATTGTAGTGAAACAGGTTCTTGATCGCGAGCGTGCCCGGCATCTGCGACGACATGCACAGCGCGCCGGTCTTGGCATTCATATCGGTGCCGCCGCTGAACGCAATCTTGCAGCCGATCACCTGTGGCCGTCCCGGCAAATTGGTGTAGAGATAGCCGGTCCCCGAATTGACCAGATAACCGCCTGATGTGGTCGGCAGGCTGGCCCCGGTAGTTGCCCAGCGCGGTCCATGGCGCGGCGTCATGCCGTTCAGAACGCTACTATCGGGATAAAGCGAAAAATCCTCGTACAGGATGTACTTGTCGGCGACAACAAGAGGGAGATTACTAAGCACGGCCTTGGAACCCCTCGATGGTGCCAATCAACGTTGTCGAGTTGGCACTCGGCGTGAACGCCGCCAGCGTCTGATACTGTATCCACACCGTAGTGGCGCCGGATCCCGGCGGTGCAATGATATAATTGCCTTCCTCCGGCACCAGCCGACCCTTGCCGCCATCGGAGAATACCCGCATCGTTCCCGACAGTGCCCCGATAAAGCCGGCCTTCTTGTTCGAGAACGCGGCGTTATCGCCGCCGACCACACCGGTCGATGAAGTCGGGTTAGAATTGTACAGATAGGCCCGGACCTGGATGCCATTGGCCAGGCCAGTGTCCGTGGTGTCGAGGATCACCGCGGTGATACAGAGCGGGTCGTCATTGGTATCGCCCACCGTCGCCGACAACGCGGTAACGCTGCCCGCCGTCGCGTTATTGCTGATGCTGTCATTGGCGGCGTAGGCGGTCACATTGGCTGGCCGCGTCAGTGTGGTCGCCGCGGCCGAAAAGAACCTGCCCTCGCCACGGATAACCAGCCGGCCGCCCTTGACCTGCAACGGCTCCCAATCGAGATTTGCGCCGCTCTTGGCGGCGGTGGTATCGGAACGCAGCGCCAAGGCCGGAATACCTGGATCACCAGAACCGGTAAATGCTTCATCGACCGACTTGGCGACACTACCAGCCACGCCATAGTATAGTGTCGCCGGCAGCGGCTTGCCGGGGTCGGACGAGGTGTCATTGACCGCGCCATCGGAACCCCAGACCACCTTGACGCGCTGGTACTGCACGCTGGCGATGTCGTCACTGGCAACAACGGTACCGGTGCCGGGAAGCGTTACATTGTCGGCCATTACGGGGTCATCGTCATCTGGATCGCGCCATTGGTCGGATCGAAGTCGACCGTAAAGGTCTCGGTATCGGCCAGGGTGATCGAGGAGCCATAATCATAATAACCAACCACCTTGTTGGTGGCGCTGGAGTTATACATGATGGCATAGCGGAACGGGCCGATGCCGCTGGCGCCGCCGCCGACCGCGGTAAAGGTGGTATCCGCCAATACCAGCTTGAACACATAGGCCGAGGTCGACGCGCTAGAGACGGTCGGGGTGTTGCCTCCCGCCGTATAGCCGTTAGCCGCGGCCGGTGCCGGATAGGTGCCGGTCGACCAGGTCGTATCGGTAAGCGGCGTCGGCGCGGTATTGGTCAGCGCGATCTTGTAGACCGCGGTGGTTAGATTATGCCCGGCCTTCGATACTTCGTCGATAAAGGCATTATACTTGGTGAAGTTGGCCATACCTTATTCTCCCTGTCGTTATTTCCAGACCCGGATCCAGTCGACGTGCAACGGCGTATTGGCGGAAGGCTGCAGACACAGCGCCAGCCGATGGCTGTCCAGGATCGAATAGGTGCGGTCGGCTTTATCTGATGTGTCCGGGGTCCAGTTGCCGTCGGTTTGACCGGGCAACGGCGGTTCGCCGACTGGGCCGCTATAATAGAGGGTGCTTTTCAGGATCTCGTCGCAGTAGAACTCGATCCGGCCGGGGGTGTTGTTCTTTTGCGGCACCCACAGCGCACCATAGGTGTGAAAGGCTTCCGGATCCGAGAGGTCGACGGGGGTGTAATAATTGTCATTATTCCTGATATCGACGATCTGGTCGTAAAGGATGCCGGACCAGTCGTGGACGTGAGCCTGGTAGCCATGGTTCCAGTCGTACAGCGTTTCGAAGATATCGATCTCGATCCAATGACCGAAATGATCCGGCTGCCCCGGCCAGTGGCCAAGGCCGACATTGGCATTATTGTTATGCACCGAGGCATCGGCGATGTGCTCGATCGACATGGCATAGAATGACGTGACGCCAGCCGCGGCGTGGTCATAGCGTAGCCGCACTTCGAAATAGCCGCCGTCACCGAAAACATTGCCGTGGAATTGATCCGGCACCTGAGGATGGGTGTCAAAGGCTGAAACCAGGTTCCAGCTATCGGCGGCGATCGTCAGCACCGAGTTCTCAATAATGAGATCGGCTGGGTCGAGCGTGGTCTGGCCATGGTGAAACCACTGGGCCAGATACCAGTTGAAATCACCGGTTTGGGTGTTCGCCAGATCGATGGTTTCCGGATCGTCGAAATCATCGGCAAACACCAACTTCTTGTATCCGGCCGCTTTCGCCTGCTGCGGCGGTTTTATATTCTTGTCGACCGCAGTCACCGTCAAAACCTCCGTGGTGTTTTCTGGCGTATCGGCGGTGCCAGGCGAGGTGATTTCTGGCGGGTTCACGTTCCCGGCGTGCGGTTCTTGATCGCGGCGCGCGGGGTGAAATCGCCCTCGGTGAGGTCGACAAAGGTTGAGCCATCGACCCAGGCGAGGTTGCCCTTGTTGACATTAAAATACTTGCAGGCTTCGAACCGCGCGCCTTGGGTATCTCCAGGTTCCGCCACGATATTGACCGGTCCGGCGCCGCCATCGGCTGACGATGGCGGTCCCATCCCTTGATCGCCCATGATCTGGTCTTTCATCCGGCAGCGCCGGTAGACGCCATTATGGGAAGTATCGTAGAACGAAAACGCCCCGTTGCCGTGATGGATGACATCAACATCCTCGACAATCACGCCGCTGGAATGGTCCTCGACCATGACGCCGACGCCGGCCGGATGATTACAGCCGTCGATCAGGCCGCGCCGAATCTGCACCTTGTTGGTCCCGCATTCATAGATGCTGATAACGTCGCTTGATCGCGAGTTGTTCTTGTCATTGATGCAGGAGAAATCCTCCATCACCAGGCTGCCGGTGAGCTGGTTCATCTGCACCAATTGGCCGCGATGCATGTTGACCGGTTCCCTCATGTTGTAGCCTTCGAGGAAGGTGAATTTGAAATTGGCGTTACTGATTACCGCGTAGATGCCGCCGGCACCCTCGAGCCTGCAACGGTTGATGTTGACGTTACCGTGCATATTATTCATCTTGATATTAAGGGGCTCGCCGGGATTGCCATTCTGACCCGACGCCGCCGAGGTGTTGGTGACCTGGACATCCTCGATCGTAAGGCCGGTAACGTTCTGCATGAAAATGCCGGCTTCGCCGCCGGGATGCCGGACGATGCAATTCCGGATCATGATGTTGGAACGATTTTCACAGGCGATGTAACCGGTGATGTTCTTGTTCTCGACCACGGTATTGTCAGCATTGATATTGATGGTTCCGGAATTGGTCAGCGGCGGCAATGCCGTTCCGCCGATTGGCGGCTGGGTGGTATCATCCGGATCGGTCGCGGTCACGGTCATCACCACGAGCTGATTTTCCTTCACCGAGATGGCCCCCGCGGAAGTGATCTGCGGGGGCGAACCCTCACTGACATCCGTGACCGTTACCGTGACGGGCTTGGTCGAGCTGAGGCCGGTGGCGTCGGTGGCCTTGACGACCACCTCATACTTATTATTGGCGTCGGCGTCGCCCGGCGCCTCGAAATCGGGAGGTGCCTTGAAGGTCAGCGCGCCGGTCGAGGCGTTGATGGTGAATTTAGCGGCGTCGGCGCCGCCTTCGATGGAATAAGTGATGGCCATCAGCTTTGTCCTTTCTCGCTTTCTTTCAATTTCGCCATCTCTTTCTTCCTTTCCTCCTTGATGCGCGCCCGTTCTTTTACGAACGCTTCCATCATTTTGTCCTGCTTAGGATCCGACATGGGCTTGACTCCTTATATCTCTGGTATCGAGATGGATCCGCCGCATCGCGGCGCGCGCAATGCTGCGCATGTGGATCGCCGAGACGGCATCCATGATCTGGGTTCGGGCGATGGCGCGGACCGCGAGTTCGAGCGCGTCGCGCTCGGCCTCGATCCGGGCCATTTCGGCGTAAGGCAGATAACTAGTGTTCATTATATCCGACCAGAGATAACGTGAAAATTTCCAAACTCTGAAAAATTTTCAGAAAATTTTTCGCGCTCAACCCGCATCCACAAAAACCCGACAGCAATATCGGAAGCTCAACATCGAAAAAATTTTCGTTGTCAAGGGCAAGATTTTTGAACACACCACCGATGTGGAGGTCTCTGTCCAACTAAGCATGCTTCGAGCCGGAAATTTTCCCCCCGCCGGCCTCGGTCCAGGATCGCGCGGCGCCATGCATGTGATGAGTAATCACAAGGCAAGACTCACTAAGCTATTGATATGATTGAGATGTTACATTGAGTAGTGTTAGCGTGCGCACACTATGCACACACGCTACTTCTCTTCACTCTCCGGCGTCACATCAATAGTAAGATGTGCATCATGTGATCTACCAGACGCGATCGCGAGCAGCTGCTCGTCGCTCAATGTCTGTAAAGTATGAGAGTGATCGTGCTGTACATTGCGAATGTCACGCCATTCAGAAGGGTCTGCGTTACGCAATCCAAATATGGCTGCGCTTGTCTCTGCACCTTTGCGCGAAGAGAGAAGCTTTCGCTCAAGATGCAACACGCGAGTAGAGCGCGCCCGAGCCACAGCGTGACTAAACTCTGCGTACTCTGACATCCAACGATAGACGCTTTGCTTGTCTACTTTAATAACGCCAGCAAATGCCGTGAGGCTTAAGCCTTCACTCATCTTCTCTATGACTAGCTCGCAATACTCTGACTTGTACTCGCTAGGTCGGCCGCCTGGATGCTTGACCGGATCAAGATGCGCCATTAATCGCTTTTGCGCGAACGGTGCCACGTCAAACACTCCTGAATTGGTGAACGCGGCGCAGCATAACATTTGCCTGTGGATAACTCATTTATTTCTCTTTGTGCCCATTGGAGTGCAGACAACTAGGCAATGATACCCTAGTTATGGTGTCAGGCAATCAAGCCAACAAGGGAAACACCAATGGCTACCATCCTGACAAATGAAGCAAACCAAGGCTACGGTGCGGCAGTAGCCGGACATGGTGCAACAAACCGTTGCCCATACCTCGCAACATCCGACAGCGCTAACGCTTGGCATATTGGCGCTTGGCTCAAACAAACCGGACGTTCTGTACCGCGCGACGTTCGCACTTCACGCGGCAATACCTATCACGTCAACGATATGAAAGTTCGTTTCGTTGATCCAGCCAACATTGAGCGCATCGGCTAACCCTCTCAAATCGCGCTTATGCCCCGCTCCGAAAGGATACGGGGCTTAAGCCAGTAGCAGCAACACCGCTGCGACAAGGGAAACCACCATGGAACTAGATGTAACACATATGGTCAACGATGCCGATAACATGCCGATGTTATCAGGTAGCCGCGCTGAACTAGGTCAAGACGCTGGCGCTATCACCTGGAATAACTCGAAAGCCTATGCCGCTGAGAACCTGCTTTTGACCGATGATACCGCACGCCAGCAAGCGCGCGATTTCTTCAAAGGCTTTGGCGCTTGGTCCGAAGAAGAGATCGCCGCTTGGACTGACCTCGATTTAGAGGCACTCGTTTGTCAATTCATTGCCGGTGATATCCGGGAAATGGAAGGCTACGAAACCGAAACCGAATACCGTGAAGCCTCCGAACAAGGTCAGGTTAGCGGCCACCTGTACACTGGCGACAACGGCCGCTGGTATTTTTACCTAGGCGATTGATCCGTTTTGCATCGCGCTTATGCCCGGCAGCCGAAAGGCTCACCGGGCTTAAGCCAGTAGGAGCATTCCGCTTCGACAAGGGAAAACATCATGCTTATCCGTCAAGCTATCGTCACCAAATTCTTAGCCCCCACCAATTTCAAGGGGTCGCGCGTCAAGGCTACGGCTGAAGCAGGGTCCGTCACCCTGTCTTGGAACCATGCTCTCAATGGTGACAGGAACCATGCGGCCGCCGCGCAAGCACTGGCGCAGAAATATAAATGGGACGGCGCCTACTACGCTGGCGGTATTCCCGGCCATAGCGGTTACGCCTTTGTCTGCGTCGATACCCGCTACGACCGCGACAACGATCCCGTGTTCACAATCAACACCACACCGGTCGAGGTCGCCGCATGAACGCATTCGAAAAAGGCTGGTACGATGCCGAACAGGGCAGACTGTTCAAGCATAACCCTTACGCCTACGGCTCCCCTGATTGGCTACTGTGGCGCAATGGCTGGCGTGAATTTATCGCCATCTATTTGTCATGAGCCAGACTAAACCAGCTCCAAGTTTCCAACACTTCACAAGGGAAAACCATCATGACTTCACCTTATGTAATTCCGACTAACCCACGCTGGAACGAAGCGTTAGAAATGGACCTTTGCGCCGCTGTAGCAACCGTCTTACAAAACCACGGCCTTAAACATGACCCGGACAATGAAAGCATCGGTTGGACACCAGAAATGGCGGCTGAATTTGCGGCGCTGATGCAACGGCATGTTTCGCGGATAAAACTCAAGGCTTTCATCAACCCTACTTCAACGCCCTACAATCAACCCGACCGAGACGGTTGGATAGAAGGCCCGGACGGCGAACGCTTATGATCCGGGCTAAACCCGCTCCAATCGCCAAGCCCGCACACGTGCGGGCTTGGGAAGCCTTGGAGCCAAAGCCCAAACCGGCTTGGAGACCGGGACCGGATAGCCGCATCCGGTTCCCGGTTCCGTCCTTACCGATCACAGCGGAACAATTCCGCCGTGATCTGGCAACCATTGGCCTCAATCAATCGGCGTTCGGCCGCTGGATCGACAGGGAAGGCCGTACCGTGCGCTATTGGGCCTCGGGGCGACTACCCGTGCCTCGGGAGGTTGGCCTTCTCCTGAAGCTCCTAATTGCCTCGGGGCTGCGTCCTGAGGACATCTAACCAAAAAGGCCCGCGGTGACGCGGGCCTTTCCTCTCACGGGACGCCGGCTACCAAACGCAAGGGAATGCCATCTGGTATGCCGTAGCCTTGGAGATACGAGATTTGGTATCAAATCGACCCTTTTGTCAAATTACCGCTGTTCCTGCCAAAACTTCCCCAGCCGGTAACCGGCATCCGACAGGATCTCCCGCACCTTTTCGCGGCCGCGATACGGCGACGCATAGCCCAGGCTCAAGGCGACATGGGATAATTTGGTATCGAAGCAGGCGACATGATCCGCCACGAACGCCGGCCGCGTTCCCAGCCGTTCATGTGCCCGCCAGTACAGCTGACGGTGATAGGCTTGCCGTTCCGTTTTGGCCAGACCGGACATCGACCCAGCATTGGTCGCCAGGATCCGATCCGGATCGACGCTGCACATCGACCCCTGCAAACCGCCCGCCAGCCAATGCAGGGAATACTTTTTCAGAGCCGAATATTCTTCCGCATTGATCAGGTTTATTTTCCAGGCGCGGCCGAGTTGGTCATCCAACATTTGCACCCGGCGGCTGGAACGCGAATTTCCGCGAATTTCCATAAATTCGCCGGCGTGTTTTTCCCGCTGTTCCGTGGGTCCCGTACCATCGTCTTTACGCGCCATTTTTCGTCCCTTTTGTCGAAAGGCAGGTTACCTCAAGTTACCGGTAGCAAAAATTGAGGTAACCAAAATTCATCAATCATATCATCAAGGTTACCTCAGTTACCTCAGTTACCCCTATATAGAGATATAACTATACTGGGATATCCTAATAAGTTTGGACCTCTCCTAGTTACCGGTAACTGCGGTAACTGCGGTAACTTTAGGTACGCAAATACCCTTTTACGAGCTTCCCCTCGATTTTGAACACACCATTCACCCATCCTAATTTTCGCATTGTATTAGCCAGCCGCTTGCTATGACCGTTGTGCAGCTGCCCGCTCGGTATTTTCAGGAAGTGCTCGAAAATGACCGCGGTCGACACCCGTAATTCATCACCAACCCGATGCACGATACCGTTGCCGATATAACCAAACCCGGCCGTTGGCCCCGTCGACGCCACCGCTGCCAAATCTCCTAGCAACGCCTCCCAGGGATCTTTGACCCGTCGCGCTTCCTGCTCGGCCCTTGCCGCGCCCCACAACCGCGGCTCCAGCGTTAATTCTTCCCCTTGGGCCTGGTAGTGCGCGGCCTCGCCCCATAGCTGCAAACGCGCGCTACGCAGCTTTACAAGGTCGATCGCCGCCCGTACCCGGATTGGCCAGAACCGCCGGTTCCCGGTCTGGCTCTGCAAATACTCGCTGTCATTGGTGGTCGCGACTTCGATCGAGTGCCGTGGCTGTTCCACCAGGAAATGCCCGTAGGCCGGCCGTGCCCGGTCGACTTGTCGCGAGGCAAATGCCTTGATGGCCTCGACCTCGGCCTTGCCCATCCCGGCCAGTTCCGGACTTTCATGGATCCAGATCCCAGCCAATTGCTCCTGTACCTCACGGCCACCCTGCCCCAGGATGCTTTGGTCCGAAAAATTGCCCTCACCCGCCAAAACTGCCCAAGCACTCGACTTGTTGAGCCCTTCCGGGCTTTCCATCACTAGAACCGTATCGAATTTACAGCCCGGCTGGCGTACCCGCGCCACCGCCGCAAGCATCACCTTGCGCACGCAAACCCGGTTCAACTCGGTATCGTCGGCATTGAAATAATCCACCGCCATACGGTCGAGCCGCGCTACCCCATCCCAGGCCGCTTCCGCCTCGGCCAGCATGTCCAAAACCGGATCGAAGGCGTTTTCACTGCACGCGATGCTAACCGCGTCCCGAACATGCTTCTCGGTGAAATCCAGCCCGAACCGATCAGACAGATATTTACGCAACAATCCGATCCGCAGATCAGTAACCCGGCCATAAAACCGCTCTAGCGGTTCCATAGGCGTCGCCGCGTCGCTGCGACCCAGCCACATCGCGTTATGAAAACTATCGTAAGAGCACCGAATGCCACTGGCTTCGATCGCCAGATCAGCATTGTGCAACGAGGCTCGCGGCCGCCCGTTAACGTAGCATTCGCGCCAGTTCGGCCCCGGCACCGTCACCGGTGCCCCAGCCGCCGCGATCGCCGCCGCGACGACCGGAGCAGCCATTCCGACCACATCACGATCCGGATCCGCCATGCCCCATTTCTCGCGTCCGTCAATAATCAGCCGCTCGATGTCGGCGTCGCCATATCCCGCGCTGCAATACGGCGCGCACGCCGCATAGATATCAGCGTTAGACCAGCCCTTGCCGACCATCGACGCCACAGCTGCAAGCATCGAATTATGCCAGCGACCTCGTCGCTGGCTCTTGGCCAAAAGCGCCTTGATTTCCGCCTCGTCGCGTCCAGGCGCCACCACGCCATGACTGCCACCATAGCGGATCTCACCGTTGCTTTTGCCATTTTTGCCGATTTTACCCGATCGGAGATCGGGTCGCAGATCCAGAAAATCACCGTCGACCAGTTCGACCCGGTGGTCTGGGTTATGGTCCACCGCGCCATAATAGAACGCGGTCGACAGCACAAAACTTTCCGGTGCCGCCACGCCCCCGAGCACGCCATTGAGCACGGCTACCAGTTCCGCCCGCGCCTCTGGCGGATACCCCTTCGACAACGGCGCCAGTATCCGCCATTTCTT